TTTAGACGTGCTGTGTTTGCTGATGCAGTAGATAAAAGACTGCGCCGGATTAGTGGTGAGACAATGGACTTAGAAAAGTTCATTGCTAGTGGCAAAGCATTACCCAATGACATACTGCAAGATTCTGTAGAAGAAGCGTTGGCCTTTACCTTTGCTCGTATGCCTAAGAAGGGTGGTAAAAAGGTAGGTGATACTGTAGGACATCACTTCATTAAGATAAACGAAGCTGTTGGTCCTCTGCCTATTCCCGGTATAGGTACTGGAACTTTTCCATTCTCTCGCTTCATGGTTAATGCCATGCAGTTTCAGTTTGAATATAGCCCACTTAATGCTATCAACGCTATCTATCACGGTGTTAAGGGTAAGCACATGAAAGCTATTAAAGGTGTGTCTGACGCAAAGACAGAAGCACAGTTAATGAAAGCACGTGAGGCTATGTCTAAGAGTATTGTAGGCACTGCCGCGCTGACATCTGCTATATATTATCGTGCTAATAATCAAGATAGTAAATGGTATGATATTCAAGCTAGTGATGGTACTACACTAGATGCACGTCCATTCTTTCCTATTGCTCCTTACCTAGCTGTTGCAGATTTGATTATTAAATACTCTAATGATGATTTAGGTTCACCCGAAGCAAAGGTAGCACTAGAAGGTATTACAGGTGCGCAAATGCGTACTGGTACAAGTTCTTATGTTGTTGATACATTCTTTGAACAGATGCAAGCTGAAGGCGGTGGCGGCAGTGACATAGGCGCACAACGTATGGGTGAGATTGTTGGTGGTTATCTTGGTGAACTTACAGGTGGTGGACTGACACCCTTACGTATTGTATCGGATGTTGTAGCACAGTTTGATTCTGAGTCTGCAAAGGTACGTGATTCTTCTCAGGCAGAGGGTCTGACTGCCTCAGAACGTGCTGTGAGTTCGTTTACGAATAAGATAATAAAGAACTTTCCTATATTACAAAAGTCTTTACCTGAGTTTGAAAGTCCTACACGTGAGGGTGCTATCATAAAACAGAGTCCTTTGATTGGGCAATTAACTGGTATTCGTACTGAAGCACGTAGGTCTGATGTAGAGAAAGAACTTATTGGACTTGGATATGAGAACTATAATATAGTACCAAGTACAGGTGATAAAATAGCGGATGCCTATATTAAAAAGCATATGGGTAAACTTGTAGAGACACAGTTAGCTAAAGAAATAGATAATGATAGTTACCGCAATAAGTCTTACGCAGCACGTAAGGCTACTATGCAGTCCAAGTTAAAACGCTATCGTAGAATGGCTAAACTTATGGGTGAAGCAGAGTCTCGTCAAGCAGGTGATAAAGGCTATGAACCATTTGATAGGGCTGAATGGGCTAGAGTCAGTAAGGTACAACGTCAGCTTGCTGATGAGTACTATAAAGAAAGATATGGTAAGACTGTTATGGAAATGCAGGATGAAGAACCTAATACTAACCATATAAAAATTGGTATTATAGTAGCAAGAGCATTGGGCAAAACAATGCAATAAAAAAGAGGGGGCGATTAAGCCCCCTTTAGTTTGCCCATGACTTAGAAAGGATGTCTAGCGATTATCACCAGACCCACCTAGTTTACCACGCTCCTTACGTGAATGCAACTTAATAATATTATTTTCCATGATGTGTCCTAAGTCCATGTCTACTTCACGTGCTAACATAGCACAGTACCAAAGCACATCACCAATCTCGTAGCCAATCTCAATCTTCTTATCTGCTAGTGTTTCCTTATCTGCTCCATCACGAATAAGTTTCTTCACCTTATTTGCAATCTCACCTGCTTCCCCTGTCAGCCCAAGAGTAATGTACTCAAGGGCTTTTTGTTTAGGGAAGATGGCTGTCTCAGATGCTTTCTGTTGATAGTCTGCTGCTGTAATTGTACTCATGTTTCTCCTTTCCATAAATTCTTTAGCTTGCTTCTCTAGCCAATTCATCCCCTGTCTCCTTAAATGCTTTGATTACATCAGATGAGAATAGTTTCTGTAGGTTAAGCAGGTACATACGTGACGCATTGTTATCCCCACCTGATACGCTACGCTTCTTATCTAGGTTAGCAATGATACGTTTTAAGCTGTTCGTATCAAATACAATAGTAGCAAACGTATCTTCGCCAATACATAGATTGTGAAACCAGTAATCTGATTCCGTAGCATTGATGCCACTTGGTTTCCCATAGGATTCATACTCAATCGCAATGTTTCCAGTCTTCTGCCATACGTCTCTTTCACTTTTCACCTCAATCTTCTTATCCTGTAGCATATCAGCTACCTGTTGCTCTCTAACCTGACCGTACTGTAGGTCAAGGTCAAACTTCTTTCTGTCTGCAGTCTTAGGTGCTAGTTTGCTCATGGGTATTCTCCTTTGTTAAAGCGTTCCAACTATGTGGGAACTTGGTTGTGCAGTAGGCTGATATTTGCCTAGCTACTTGTTGTACCTCAATCTGTGATGTCTTGTCAAGCCTTAATTGGCATACTCTTGAGAAAGCATACAGGCTACCTGACCAGTACCATTCAGTGTACATATTCTGTGGTAGTATCATACGTGCCATCTCTGGTGCTACGCCTTGGGTAATCATTTTGTTGTAGTTAGTAAGTGCTAACTGTGTAACATCTCCTATGTATAGATTAGGAAAGTACTGTGACTTAGCCTCACCTTCACTACCCTGTTTAACATTCTCTGGCTTACCTCTCCATGTATCTGGTTCATAAAACTCAGGCTCACTATCCACATACCTACGTGACACCTCATTCCATGACAACCCTACCTGATGCTTGGCTAACTGCCTTGCAATAAAGATAGGTGCCTTAACACGAAACTGCAAGAAGCAATGACTGAAAGGCGACCAGTGATTGTGTCTAGCTAGATAGTTAATTAGCTTAATGTCTTTCTCGTCAAGCGTTGAGGATGTCTTGTCAAAGGACACCCTCGCTGCATTGACTACCGTAAGGTCAGTACCCATGTGGTCAACTAAGTCTACCTTCATGTTTTCTCCTTCCTCTTGAACCTATGTTTAAAGAACACTACTACATTGAGCAGTGTGTTTGTAGTGATGGCAACGAGTATCCACCACTGCCACCATAACAAGTCTAACCCACTACACTCTATCATTGCTGCTCATCACCTGTCCTTATTGGCATCCGTTTCATCTGGGTATTCTTCATACTCCATTAAAACTTGGGATGCCCTATACCTACCGTTATCCAGTAAGCATTTGATATATCGCCCTATGCCGACATCCAACATAGGGATAGTTGCCTTTCTAAGGTTCAGACATGTAGTTAAGCAACACCCTATCATATCCTAACGCCACCTGTCGTGATGACGATTATATAGGGCTTCCACCTAATCCCACATCGCTTTAACGTCTGCGTGTCCAAGACGGTTCACCTACTTATTATGCTGCTGTTAAGTCAACAACTTCACAGACACCTGCTGTGCAAGCCAACTCCCTGCCACCTGATGTAGTGTCTTCCTTTTCAAACTCAGGTAACTTACTCCAGTCTACACTGTCTGGCATCTTTGTCAAGAACTCTTTGTATTGTTCTTCATCAATGTCCTGATACGGTGCTTGCTGGTATGTATGCTCACTGTGTGGCAGGAAGCTAATGCCTGACACATTATCAAAGTGTTCATAGACCCATGCGCCTACATCCATCCACTCATGTTCCTTCACAGAGATTGTGACAGAAGGTTTATGCTCACACCAGTGCAGTTGATAGGCTAACCACAACTCAAGCTGTTCAATAGCTGACATGTCATTTCGTGTGATTGCAGTTCTAGGTGACTGCATCGGGAAACTAAACACTGTCGTGCTATCAGGCTTCATAACATCAGGCTCGTTTGGAATACCCTGTGCAATCATAAACTGTGTCAACGGGTCTTTGTTGTCGCCCCGTACAGTACGAATGTAGTAAGGATTGTGACGAGCATGAATGCCTGACGCACTGTCAACTAATTGACTAACTGTACCACTAGGCTTGACACATGTAATAGCGGCAGACTGATTGATACCTAGCTTCTTAGACAACTCTGCATTAGTACGAACAGCTTCATCACGTAGTGACTGTAGTGTTATAGCAATGTTTGTGCCTAACTGTGATGACTTACCTGACATTAGTAGGTTATCCATGATACCTGTCAGTGACACACCCAGTAAACGCTCTTCCTCTGTGTTGTTCTGCCAAATCTTACGAATGTATTTAAAGTCCGTCAGCGTTGATTGGAACGTGCCTAGTATGGTTGCTAGTCTCACCTTGTTTGTGAGCGTCTGCTGCGTGTCTGTGGCTCTTACAACCACCTCTGAGAGGTTACAGAACTGGTATGGGCGTAGGATAATCTCAGAGCAAGGGTTACAACCGAAGTCATGTTCAGCATCGCGCCTACCATTCTTAGCTGCTTGCTTCTTAGCTGACTGACGATTGAAGATACCACGCTCACCTGACTTACTGTCGTACAGTGACATCCACTCACGCATGAACGTACCCATCTGTGGCTTCTCTTTGTAGGCAACACTGTTGTTAGCCAACGCACGTTGTCCTTCATTCTCCCACCACTGTCCTGCCTTTGCATGACGCATCTGGTCATCATTTAAGTTAGACAGGCTGATGAGGGCAGACCTACGTACACCACCGACAACTACAACCTCACCAATCTTACACATGAGGTCATGGCATTCGATTGGGTATAGTCTACGCCCTGCTGCACCCTTGAACTTCTCAATACAGAAGTTAAACAGTTCAATCAATGGCTGTGGACCTGATGCCCTACCACCAAATGTCTTTAGCCTTGCACCTGCAGGGCGTACCTCTGATACATCGAACTTAGGAACTTGTCCAGTGTACAGCATAGCAATCAGTTCCTTCAGTGACTTTGCCCAACCCGGACGGCTATCACCTACCTTGATTACTGTATCTGTGTCGTGAAAGTCTTCATTGACAATAGGTAACTTATCCACGCTATGACGTTCAACACTGAACCCAACGCCAGTGCCACACATTAAGATGTACATAGTCTCGTCAAAGGCACGAGGGTTATCCACAGGTACGTATGAACAGTTGTACCCACCCACGTGGCAACGGTCTAATGCTGGACCGGATGTCATCAAGGCTCTCATGCTAGGCATGATGTCCTGATTAAGTACTGCTTCCTCTAGTTCAGTGCGTAAGTCCTTTGTAATCTTGTAACTGTGCTTATCACGAAGATGGTTTGTGATGTAATCAAAGTAACGAGACACTGTTTCTTGCCATGTCTCACGCCTCTGCTCATCTTCTTTCCATCTTGCATAGCGAGAGAGTGCTATGAAGTTCTGGTAGTCTGTTGGTAAATAATTATTCATGTCTGTTCTCCATCACTGTACGTATAGTTTTCACTTTGACACCATCAATGTCGTATATCATTTCTTGAAGTGCCTCTTCTAATTCCTCATCCACTCTGCCATCAGATGGCATTGGATATTCCTCATCGTCAATCTGTAGGGTCATAAATACTTTAACTGTCACCATCGTAGCAGCCTTCCACTTCTGTAATCAGACGATTAAGATACCACTGTGCTTTCTTCAAGTCCTCTGAACCATTCTTGTAGCGGTATCGCCATAGGTACTTGAGTATGTTGCCTTGCAAGTAGTACTCAAACCCCTCACCAGTAGCTGCAGCAATAGCGTCAACGCATTCAATCCCCGACTTGTTATAATGTGGGGGATTGTTTACTGCGTCATTCTTTCTGCGGTTATCAGCTTCTTCTGCCTCGAACTCCTCAATCATTCTTTTATAATCTGTCATCAAGCACTCCCCTTCGTTTTACTTCCAAATGATAATGTCACCACATTGTCATCTATTTCTAACACCTTACCCCTATCACTGTCAACAGGAATATCCTGCTCTGTGATATTATCTTCTTCATAATCCATGACAAAGTTGTGTACGGTATCTCGTATGTCTTCGTGCGTTTCCATCAGGGGTATTGTGCAAGCCACCATCTTAGTCAGGTGTAGTATCTGATAGTAGTCATCGTCTGACATGTTCTTGTCGTCATTCGTAATGATGGCTACATCAATCTCGCCTGTCCACTCATTTGTTTCATCTGACTGTGGGCGAATACGTATCAGGAAATCGTTGTCCTTGATGTGTCTGTCTGTGTTATCTGTCATAGCTAACTCCTTTGCTTTTTAGTTCCAGTAAACTTGATAAACTTGGGATGCCTATTCTTCCCTTTCTCCTTCAGCCAATCTTCAGGAATGATGCGGTCATAGTATAAGAAACCATACTTGATACACCACTCAGCGTAGTTTGACTTAGCACCCTTTCGCAACTTGCGTCTGCTATTCTCAAACACAAACCGTAAATCTAATGTAGGATGCTGCCGCTTAATTGCAAGGTGCTTACGCCTATCAGCGGCTGTAAACATCCCCTTAGATTCAATGATAATGCCGTTGTTCAATATGAAGTCTGGTGTATAGGTGCGGTAGGCTAAGTCTTCCCACTCAATCTTGAGTGACTCGTAATCATACTTAGCTTTCAGGTTGTTAAGATACTCCGATATCTTTAACTCCAGCCCACTCCTATACCCATACTTACGTGCGGCTCTAAAGGCTTTATGATTGTGTACTGCCATCGTTTTTCAACTCCACATAGTTCACAATCTTTGGGTCTTTAGCTTTTGACATCACAGAAGGTCTTTCTATCAGGTCAGGCCAGCAAGCATTTCTGTATGAACAGAATCCACACTCCACACCTAGTACCTTATTACCTGTAGGCTTACCTCTGAATGTCTCTTCGACAGGTTCAAAGCATCGCCGTACTTCATCTTTCTCAAGAGCAAGTTTCGCTAACTTAACTTTGTCTATCTCCGCATCAATGTCAATACCAGTGGCAGGTACATATTTGAAATCGCCATTGGCTTTATTGACAACCCACCAACCCCCAGCACGTTTGCCAGATGCTTTAGCATAACCAGCAAGCTGACCTACATAACCAAAGGGGTCACTGTCTTTTAACGTATCAAAGGAAACAAACTTATTACGGTATGACCAATCTGATGCCGACTTAATATCGTCAACAGCACCATCAATAACAATATCGTATGTTCCATTAATAGTGGTGTCATTGATTTCCAGTGATACTTTATCTGAGTCTTCATATTTAACTCCTGCTTCTACCAACAAGCCCTTGAACACTGCTTCAACGATATCACCTAGCATCATGTTAATCATAAAGGTTGTTGGCTTTGGTAGCGCCTTGTCAGGGTGGTTCTTCTCAAACCATAACTGACATGGTGGTCTACCAATGTTGGACATACGAAGAGTAAACTCGTCACGCTTACTCCCCCCACCAAACTGACGCTGCAATGCATCCGCTATGTCACTGGCTACTTGGTCTATTGTCTTCTTAGACATTCGTGTTTTGCCCTTGACCGCATCTTCCAGATACTGATGCAACGACAGTTCAGCAGGATGGTTCATTACGCTACCTCTTCTTCAACTTCAATATCAACTACCCCTTCAATGTCGATACTGTCTAAGTCCTCATCGTGCTTACTAACAGCCTTCTCTGCGTAAGCATTGATGATGTAGGTATTGTAATTCTCTACCCATGACATGAAGTCAGCAAACACTGAATGCTCATTGTCTCCAAGGTCAAGTGTCTTTGTAACATCAAGTGACACGACAGGTAGGAAGAAGCTATTACCGTTAGGCAATTTGCGTTCCTCTGTATTGCCAAGCACATGATGCTGTACAGGTAGTCGCTTCATCTTGCCTAGCTTGTTGAAGATAGTGCCTACATCCTTGAATGCGTCACGATTCTCAATCTCCCAGATGAATGCAGTCTCCTCTACTTCAACAGGATTACCCTGTGCATCAGTAGGATTGATTAACTCAACTGTACCAAGCATTACACGAACACGTTTAATCTGCTTGATTAGTTCCTGTGTCTTCTCAGGCAGTGACTTGAAGTCTTCGATGTAACCCGCAGGTTTGCCACAGTTGAAGCCGCCATCATTGTCCTTGAGGTCAATGTTGAGGTTATCAGCCATGACTGTCTTCACGTAACGATTAGGAACATTACCATGCCCCTTGATGAAACGCTTGTACATGAAGCGTTGCAAGTATGGGCGAAGATTTACTGACTGTGCGTAGTAAGTCGGACCGTCAGGAATCTCCAGCTTGTATGTGCCAGCAGGAACTACTTCCATGTTGACGTTCTTGCCGTTGACATCGGCAGTACCCATGATAGCAGAGTGATTGAGGCGTAGTCGTGCCAGTGTGCTAGACTGCTTCTTTGTATTAGCATCCGCTGACATGCCCATTGCCTTTGCCATCTCTGCAAAGTTGTTAGTGTCAATTGTTGTGATTGATGTTGTCATATTTATATACTCCTTATATCAGTGTCAAAGAACCATAGTTATATCAGGCTACGTCTTTAGTGTCAAGCCAATTATAACCAATTTTTGCTTCAAGTAATAATGGCACGTTAAACTGTACGCCCCACCTCATTACTATTAGGTTTGGTAAATCGTCATTAGTCTTGTTGATGATATCAATTACACTCCTTTCCTCATCTGGGTGAACATCAATGACGATACTGTCGTGAACACTATTTACCACACATGATTGCATACCGTCAAGTAATTTATCTATGTGTAATAGTGCCACAGGTACGATGTCTGCTGTGGCGAATGACTGCACAGGATAATTCTTTATCTGTGTAAAGTGCGACACCCTGCCACGGACATTACGTTTTACATCAGGAAATGAGAACTCACGCCCTGATGGGGTTGTTATCTTACGAGTGTTTATAGCCTCCGAAGCCAATCGGGTGTGCCAATCTGCGACTCCTTGGTACTTGTCGTTGAAGTGTTCGTAGTACGCTGCTTCTGCCTTCGTTCTTCCAAAGCCTGTCGCTCCATATAACGGTGCGAACGTATGCGCTTTAGCATCCTGCCTACTCGTAGGTTGACCAGCGGTACTAATAACTTCAGCGGTGTATGCATGTACATCAAATCCAGTAGATACTTCTTCAATAGCAACTCCATCTTGTGATAAGAATGCGGCGGCGCGAAACTCCAACTGTGCAAAGTCAGCCTCAAGTATCTTACCACCCTCGAAACGAGACACGAACACCTTCTTCACAGGGAACGTACCACCACGTGGCATGTTCTGCATGTTAGGGTCTGCCCCACTAAACCTGCCTGTTGCGGTGCGATGCTGCAACAAACGTACATGCAGCTTACCATCAGGCTTGGTATGGGTTTGTATGCCATCAACGAATGATGACAGATAGGTTTCTACGGCTGACAGCCTACGCACTTTGGACAGGAAGTCCACTGCATCTGTCATGCCTTGTGACTTGGCTGATGCCTCAAGCAACTCAATGTTGCCCTTGCTTGTACTAAAGCCATTGGCACTAGCCCACTTAGCTGACGGTGGCTTGAACTTTAACCCTGCAACTTGAGTAGTAGGATTAAACACATAGCCAATAGCGTCACAGTCAGTACATCTGTTTGCGTTAGCATATAAACTTCCATCTTTCCTCACCTTTCTAATTCTACCAGCACCTTTGCAGGTAGAGCATTGAACAGCCTTGGTCTTGTACATACGTTCTGTGCAACCTGCAATCAGGCTACGAAACTCTGCATCATCCATGTAAGGGTCAATGGCACTGCCCCAATAGGGTTTGTCCAGCACCTTACGGCTGTATATCACCCAAGACAATTGCTCTGGGCTGTTAAGATTGATAGGTGTGTCACCCATTAGGTTACGAACATGCTGTTGCAGTTCAACCTGTAAGGTATCACGCTCCTGCTCAAACTGAGTACGCACATCGTTGAGTGCTGTCATGTCAACAGCAAAGCCACGCTGATAGATACGTGCCAGACACACAGCTACCTGATTAGTCAGGTCAACAGTACCAATCAAGCCACCATCGTCCTTTGTATTCAGACGATACATCAGCTTGTCAGCAAGTTGCTGTGTGGCATGAAGGTCAGCAGATAGATAGTGTGACAACTCGTCATGCGGTATATCACGCACACTGTACCCCTTCTTGAAGTACTCCTTCAATGTGTCCTGCTTCTGTGTGTCCAACTGATAGCGTTCAGCACAAGCCTCAAGGGATAACGGCTCTTTCTGTCCACGCTGTAGGACGTACTCAGCAAGCATTGTGTCAAAGACAGGACCATCATACGTGAACCCACTCTCCCACAGCCACAGCAAGTCGTGTGCGGCATTGTGGCATATCAGAACTGTAGCCTTGTCCAGCCATTCCTGTACAACTGTATGCCCAAAGTCATCCGCATCAACCTCACTGTGGTCAAAGGTCACGTGACGTTCCACGCCTTGGTCAGTAAGCATACCCACCATCACCAGTGTATTGTCTGGCTCGAAGGGGTCAAGGTGCATCTTCTTGTCATGCTTTGTGACCGTGTTCTCTACATCAAGTGTTAGCTTCATCCTTCGTACCTCGCTGTCAAATAGTCTAGGTTACAGTTTACCATACCGTGATAGCCATTCAACTTGTTCTTCACGATGTTGACATGACGCAGTGGGCTTTCTTCTTCCTGCCCTTCCACAGATGCGGCTTTACCAATCAGTAACATCAGGTCAGCCTCTGCCGCCTTACCTGTTCGGCTACCCTGCATCATACTCTGGTTGAGTGTGGTACGTCCTTCTGCATCTGCACTCAACTGTGACATGTAGAATACAGCACAGTCATACGTCTTGGCAATCTGTCTAGCGTAGATAGCACAAGCGGCTAGGGCTTGGTCTTCTCTAGCATAACTACCTGCTACACCAAACTTGTCACCCATGTCAAGCACAAGGACATCTGGATTGTAGGATTTACATACAGATTCAACCCATGACATATCACGTCCACCTGCATCCTTAATCTTAATGTTCTGCATGACAGGTGCATACAGTGCCTGTGCCTTACTCATGTTCTCTCGTACTTCACGAGCAGACATACCAGCAGCGGCAGTCAAGTATCTAGCACCAACACGGTGGGTAGGTTCTTCGTTACACAAGATGATGCACTTAGCACCCTGATGTGCAAAGCCCCCCGGTGCGGCAATGAGGCTGGCATGGAATGATGTCTTACCAGTGTTAGGACGTGCGCCTACCTCAATCAACTGACCACCTGATACACCCTCAACTCTACGAGTTAGTGGTGATATGTTGAATGTCCAACGTGCTTCAAGTTCAGCCTTTGCCATCAATGTCTCAATGCTGATGTCATCCCACTCAATTTTCATGTTGGGAATGAAGTCATCGTTGTACATCTCAAGCAGGTTACGCAATGACTCCAGCGTATTGGCATCACCGTTGACCATATCAAAGCCAATGTTGGCTACGTCTTCACCAATCACCTGACGGAACAACTTGGATAGCACCTCTTGTGCTATGTCACTGCCCATCGTGTTCTCATTCTTCACAGAGGCAAACAGACTAGCGTAGGCTTGCTTCTGTGCTGTAGTTAGTGTCGGGTTGTCCGACATGAACAATGCCTCTACCTCATCAGGTGATACGGTACGGCTGTATGTGTCCATCGCCTTGTCAATGGTCTGCTTAATCTTACGCACATCCTTACTGAACAGGCGGTCAGGACACTTAGCACCACGATGGTCATCGTAGAACGACTTGTCCATTAAACTTCGTATTAGGGATAGTTCCATGTTGTTACACTCCTATGTTGGTTAGGTTATCAAAGTCTGTTGGATTACGATACTTCAAGTCATCTGTCAAGCGTAGAACACGAACATCATTTACATGACCTCTGAGTTCTTTCGCCATGCCTAATGTCTTTGGCAAAGCATCGGGGTCTAGGGCTATTATTGCTGTTGAGAACTGCGCAAGGTACTTCTTGTGTGATTCGGATAACGATGTCCCCAACACGGCGACCCCACACCAAACATCGTTCCCTACAACCGCAGCACTTACGCAGTCCTCAACAACTACCGCGACTTTACCACACCCATGAATGTATGGCAAGCCACTTTTTCCGTATCGCTTCCATTTAGGTAATCTCTTTCCCAGCGCACGTCCTGTAGCGTCCACTGTTTTACCTTCATGCACGACAGGGAATACTGCACGATGCTCCTTGACATCGTACATGATGCCAACTTCTTCAGCATCAATACCGTACAACTCCATAGCCCACTCAGCCACATCAAAATTTGCAGGTACAATGTACTCTGGTAGTTTGAATGCATCCTGAGAGGCGTATTCTTCCGCACCACCGAAGCCCTTACGTATGTCTTCGACAGTCATATGAACACGAGTACCGCCACTAACCCGACAGGAAGCCTTATAACAATTCCACACAAGGCTACCCATGTTGTTAGTCACAGTGAATGTATTATACCCCTTACAAGCAGGACAAGTCATACGCTTTGTACTACCACTAGGTATATTTATATCACTTATAATGTTATATATATTACTCATGTATGTATCACTTTCTTTGCGGCAGTTGTATTGCTTATACCACGTGTTTTTCGTTCCGTCAACGCATAATTTGCACTGGCATAAGTATTTTTCATGTAAGGTTTGACTGACTGTGGATTACTATGTCCTGTAACCGACATGATTTGTGCCATACCGACACCAGCCTCAACCATTTCTGTTGTGCCAGTCCTTCTTAGGTCAGACAAGCGTAGTTCCTCTGGCAGTCCAGCATTACGCATGGCTTGCCGCCCAAATTTAGACAGCCTGTCAATGCTATAGGCATGATACTCACCATTCATAGGGCGTGGACGTGGCGCAACCAACGGTTGAAAGCCAAACTCATCAGACTGCTGTGACAACATGCCACACAAGTCCTCACTGATAGGCAACGTAACTTGCGCACGTCTTTTACTCTGCTCTAAATGCAACTTGCCCTCATCAAAGTCAAGCATGTCCCATGTAAGCAGACGCATATCACCCAGCCGCTGACACCACTCATATGCCATGTGTACTATCAATCCAATACTGCGATAGTCAAAGTCACTATACGCATAGTCAAGGAATTGACGCACATCATCCTGTGTCCACACAACCTTGCGAGGTTTGGGTGTCTTGCGTTTGATGTTGGCAAAGGGATTGATGACAGCATACTCCATCTCTATTGCGTAGCGATACACGATAGATGACACAGTACACACATGATTAGCCAGTGATATACCACGCTGTACCCATTCTTCATAGGCGTGTTTGGCTTGCTTGGTTGTCAATTTATCGTAGTGTACATCACCAAATTCGTCAGTCAGTATGCCAAGGAAGTATTGATAGTCTTTCTTAGACCTGTCCCTCAACATACTGAAATCATTAGACGAATAGTATTTGTGTACTAAGTCACTTACTGTTTTCATAGTGTCTCCTAATCTCTATGTCCATATGGTTCGACATCCTTACCCATAATTACTTTACAGCCCATAGGTGCTTCATCACAGTTAGGATAACTAAAGCAACCAAGATGTCTATCCAAATCATCTTCATCACATGCCCATACATCAACTGCTGTCACATCGCATAATGCTATACCCTGTTTCAGAAGTCTGTCTATGATAGCAAATGCTTCCTCTTCTGAAGAAGCATCTACATCGTAAGACAAGCAACCATCACACCAATCAGGTGCAAACTCAATCACATAACGCTTCATGCCGCAATCAACTCCTTAAACACTGGTGATTCAATCCACTGTGACACTTTGTGTTCACGCTGGAACATGGACACTGCTTGTGTATCCTTGCCTGTTTCACGAAGGTTGAAGCCATTACGCTCGTCAGCATAGGATGCATAGTTAGTGAAGGCAGAGTACAATGCCCAGACATTCTCACCACGCACACTTGCCTCTTGGTTATACAAACCAAGCATCTTCTCTGATGCTCTGTCAGACTTGAGTAGTGCCTGAAGCATAGCCTTGACATCCCATACCCAAAGAGGCTTGTTTGCCCAGCCTTGTAGACGCTCTGACTGTGCATAGAACGACTGTGTAGACTCCCGCAAGTCACGGATGAACCTATCCATGCTGAAGTTAGCAGTGTTCTTGCGTCTAATCTTGTCATGCTCACCGCGAATCATGCCATTGGTGCAGAAGAAATCAATAGCACCAAAGTATGTCTGGTTAGAACACGAACCATCCACCCCATGCAGGGCAATGATACGCTGCGCAATGGTGGTAGTGTGCTTGTCACTCTCAATACGAGCAGTGACGTTAGGCAGTGTCATGTCCATCATAGCCCATGCATTCTGCTTGGCAATGCGCCACTTAATGTTCATGTCATTGGTCTGTTGCTCACCCAAGTTCTCTGTCACGGTGTCGTGTACACCCTGAAAGAACTCTGTATGATTAGCACAGTTAAATGTACTACCAACAACCCCAATATATTCACCTGTGTTGTTGTTGATAACGTACTTCTTATCGCGTACCTTTGTCGGTTCAAAGGCTACATCGAAGTTTAGTTTCTCAGGAATCATATCCTGCATTGGAAAATCAAAAGGCATATTATGCTCTCCTTATGTTAATTAAAAGTCAACTGATAGTGTGTTGTTAATACAACCCCCACCTATCCTTCCCTATACTCAGTACAAACTTTCCCTATACTGATAACGGTAAGCCTATTCATCATCATCTGTGTCAGCAAGCACCCAATCATGGTAGTGCAATCTGTCACCTTTATCATCTCTTGCAGGTAAAAATTTCATAACTACCTGCATTAGATTTTGTAAGTCCTCTAACTTACGCACATCAGACATCCATAAGTCCTGACATTCCCATATGGTCTGAAGAATGTTACGCAAGTCATTGTAAGATTTGAGAAAAGCAGTTCTCTGTTCATGTGTTAGTTCCATATTACTTTCCTTCCACTAAATGTTGCAGTAATTGGTCAATGCGTTGCATAAGCACATCTATCGCTGTGTTTATATGACCTGTGTCGTGTGGTTGTACACGCATATCAAGTTGTCTTACTTCTTCAATCAAAGCAAGAATGTGTTGCTTATATAATTTCTTATCCATATTACATACTCCTTTCAAGATTATATTTACTCTCTGCCAACCATACTGGCATCTCACGTCCCTTACTATACCTAGCAAATTTGAGTTTGTCAACAGCATAAAAGGCACGATAGGCAACAATAGGGTAGGCTTCATCTGTCTTCAAGTCATCGTGACCACTAAAGCATTGTGGGTGTGGTGTTAAGCCACCCTCTGGTATGAGTGCTATGCCATTGTACAATGCCTTGCTATGCTTACCTGCACCATGCCACTTGCCATACCTATGGTGATACTCACATAGCATGGATGTATACAGGCTGTAAGCAAACTTGTAATTTGCTCGTGTCTCCATAGCCCATATGGTACATGGGTGCTTCTGATGCACAGGCTTGTATAACTCACAGGCTTCTGCATAGTCAGGGGCGTGATGCCATACGCTAGTGCATAGCATCTGTGCCTCTTCCAATGGCATCTTCACAATGTGTTGGTCACATAGTTGCTGTGCGATGGCATCAGGGTGATGGTCAATTATAAATCTATTCATCGTCTTTCTCCCACTTTATGTTGCGTTCAATTTCATTCCATGCAGATTCATAAGCGGCATCCCAATTAGTATGGTATCCTCTGGCTACGTCTTCGTCAGCCATTAAGATTGCCAAATGGTTAATGCAAGGCTCGTGGTCAAGTGGTAAATCAAGTTGATTAGTCATCGTCTGTGTTCTCCTTTGGATACCATACATCCACATCACTACCACAGTTAGGACAGTGTAGGCAAGTCCTCATCACATAGTAGTCTTCTTCATCTGACACATCATGGTCAATGCCCCAGATAAGTTCTGTCTTACAGTGCCAACAGTTCAATTTTTCTCTCCCATAAATGATAACA